ACGGATGGCTGTATTGGAGCGGGCGGGAATGGTTGAGCGTGCGCCATCCTCTTTGGTGGTCCAATACCATTTATCGCGCCAAGCCATCGCCTGAAATCCACGCGCGGTATATCAACCTTTATGGTGAGCTAGGACCAGATCAGAGCGTACACGATACAATGGCTGAGGCGGTTGCTTTCAATGCACACCAAGCACGAACAATCTGGAAGATTACGTTCGAAGCCGGTGGTGACAGCCCTGCGCTCGAACTGGTGCGGCAGATAGACAGGACAGAAGAGTGAGCGCGGACGTCATAGACCTGAGCAGTAGACGGCCACACGTGAGCAAATATGTGGCTTGCATGGATTGCGGCCACGATTGGGCGACCGCAGCACCAGTCGGAGCGGCTGCGTTTGAATGTCCGTCTTGCGGTAGCATGTGCGGCGTTGTCGTAGATCCGCATGACGGGGAATTTTTTAAAGAGTTTATGGCTGGCGCAGATGGCAATGAAACGTGGCACAAGCGCATGAAGGTATTAATCACGGCAAAGCGAATGATAGACAAAGGGGAGTACACACCATGAAAGAGCAAGACATAGGCATTCATCCGATATACCGGTCAGGCGGCGTCACGCGCTGGCACGCAAGGCCAGAGGTAACGGCCACGCAGACAGACGCAGACCATCACGGACGCGTTGCGCAAATCATGCTGTATTTCTGGCCTAACGTGCGCCGGGAGCTAATATACGCAGCGCTGCACCACGATTGCGGCGAACTGGCGGCCGGGGACGTGCCGCATCCAGCCAAGCAGGCAATGCCGGAGTTGGCAACGATGCTGGACAAGGTGGAAGCACAAGCCCGCGCGGATATGGGCGTAACGACAATAGAAATGACGCCGGGTGAACACCGGATGCTGAAATTCTGCGACAGGCTGGAAGCATACACATTCATTGCAATGCATCACCCGCACCTTCTAAGCAACGCGGACTGGATCGAGGACAGGGCGCACATAGACGACACAGCCAAGAAGCTGGGCGTGCAGGCGCGGTTAAAGGAATGGCTGGCCCGCTAACACTTGCGCCAATTGCACCGCGCGCATATACTGGCGGGAAAGCAACAGAGGCAGAGACATGACTAAGGCAAAGCCCAAAAAGACTGGACCAAAAGGGCCGAGTAAACCGATGACTGACAAAGCGTTTAGGCAGCTTGTCGAGTTGATCAAAATTCAATGCACACGCGATGAAATATGCGAAGTGCTGGGCATGAGTGACACAACGCTAACGCGCCGAATTGCAGAGCGGAAAATTGAGGGCGTCACAAATTTTGAAGCGCTCTATAAAAAACATCAAGGCGAGGGCAAAGCGTCATTGCGCCGGGAACAATGGAAAGCAGCGCAAAGCGGCAATCCGACAATGTTGGTTTGGCTTGGCAAACAGGTTCTTGGCCAAAAGGATCGGCAGGAAGTTGACAATACGTCAAGCGATGGCAGCATGAGCATGGAAGGCTTGTTTGCCAGTATCAACGCGCGCAGAGCGGAGACAGATGAAACCGGCTGAAATGTACGAGGCCATGCACGACCAGCGATGGCGCTTGGCTAATCTGTATAAGATACAAGACAAGCGCGGGCGGCGTGTGCCATTCGTTCCAAACGATGCGCAGATGCGGTATCTTGAAAACGCAACGCAGTCTGACATCATCCTCAAGGCGCGGCAGCTTGGCATGACAACGCTGATGTGTATCTTGGGGCTGGACGAGGTGCTGTTTAACGACGACTGGCGGGTTGGCATCATTGCGCACACGCTTGGCGATGCTAACGAGATATTTGAGACAAAGGTCAAGTTTCCATACGAAAGCTTGCAGGATGGCATAAAGGCAGCGCGACCGGCCAAGAATGACCGGGCGGGGCTGTTGCGGTTTACAAACGGCTCAAGCATCCGCGTGGCCACGTCTGCGCGGTCAGGGACGCTGCAACGGCTGCACGTGTCAGAGTTCGGCAAGATATGCGCTGTCGCACCGCACAAGGCGCGCGAGATTGTGACAGGTGCCTTTCCAGCGGTAGGACGCAACCGTAAGACGATTGAGAGCACTGCGGAAGGACAAGAGGGATATTTTTATCAATTCTGTGATGAGGCGCAGCGGGGCGAGGGCAGCTTTAAGTTTCATTTCTTCGCATGGCATCAGGACCGCAACAACGTGTACGACATAGAGGTTGTGCGCGTGACCAAGCAGCACGAGGCATATTTCAACATGTTGCGCGTCGATCAGGGCATTGACCTGACGGACGGGCAAAAGGCGTGGTGGATATGGCAGGAAGGCTTGCTGGGCGGTGATATGCGGCGGGAAAACCCGTCATATGCGGCTGAAGCATTCGAACAGGCAGTAGAAGGCGCATACTTTGCCAGCCAGTTTCAGCACGCAGACAGCAACGAGCAGGTGGGCCGTTTCCCTATCGACCACAAATACAAGGTCAACACCTTTTGGGACTTGGGCCGCAACGACATGCTGGCAATATGGCTGCACCAGCGAGTAGGCACGCGGGACCGCTTCGTTGGGTATTACGAGAACAGCGGCGAACATATCGCACACTATGCGCAATGGCTGGCCGATTGGGGCCGCGCAAACAGCGTCACGTTTGATGACCATTACTGGCCGCACGATGGCGACAGGCAGGATCTATTCCTAACCGATGGCAGGCTGGCAGAGGCAGAAAAGCACGGGTTGCGCCCGATGATTGTGCCGCGCGTGAAAAGCAAGATGCTGGCCATTGACGCAGCGCGGGCGAGGTTTGCCAATTGCGACTTTGATCAGAAAGAGTGTGACATAGGCATCAAGCGGTTGCGCAACTATCGCAAGGAATGGGACGACATGCGCGAGGTGTGGAAGGATCGACCACGGCACGACGACAACAGCCACGGCGCAGATGCTTTCATGACGTATGCGACAGGCTACCATGCGCCCGAGGTGACAAGCGGACCATTGCGCCGGAACCTTGCGGGCATCAAGTAACGGCAGGCTTTCTTTTTTCGCGGGAAATGCTATGATGCGGCCAAGCTGAAAGGGTGCATCATGCCGAAAGTTGGAACCAAGAAATATCCGTACACGACAAAGGGCAAGGCGGCGGCGAAGGCTGCGGCGGCTAAGTCAGGACGCAAGGTCAAGGCGAAGGCCAAGAAGTAATGGCAAGCGCAGATGAATTAAGGCGCAGACGCGAGGATGAAAGCGCGTTTGCGTTTCTGTACGACATGGCGCGAGAACGTGACGCGCAGCTTGCAGCAGAGGGGCGGCGTCCGTTTCTGGGCGGGCTGTTGTCTGTCGGTAATTTCGGCGCTGGCGCTGATAAGATGGACGTTTTGCGCGACATTGATTTTGAGGGCGTGGGCAGTGGGCTTCTGGGCTTGTTGTCACCAGTTGCCCGCGCGATTGATGCGCCCATTTCAGCGTATCGCGGCACGATACCGCAAGAGGACATGCTTAACGAGGCGATGAACGTCACCGGCATGGCTATGGCTGGCGGTGGCGCGATTGCATCGCCGCAAGGTGCGCTGGCGTCCAATGCGCTGCGCAGGGACTTCGTAGAGCCGGGTAAGCAATTTATGCGCCCGATGCCTGACCCTGACAGCGACAGGTTTGCTCCGAGTGATATTGTCATGGCGCAACGCATCTTGGACATGCGCGCAGATGGCCGTGCATCCGAGGTGACAGACGAGATGATGACGCAGGCGGACCCAGCGTTTATGTTTGACAACACGCCATTGCCTATGGATGCCGCCGCGCGGATGGAACGGGCGCAGGCGGCGGGCTTTGATGCGGATGGTTATCACGGCACTGTTGTGGACCATGCCAGCCTAAAGCCAAGCGTCATGGGCAAGCACGGGCCGGGCGTTTACACGGCAGACGGGCCAGAGTTCGCGGGCGACTTCGCGGGCAAGATGTACGGCAAGGATGAATATCTGGACGGTGGCAAGGTGTTGCCAATGTCTATCCGGTCGAACCCTGCGCCGGATGAATACCGGGCCAATGCGGAAGCGCTTAAGCGGTCTGCGGCTAATCCTTTCGACGGGGCGGGCGAGTTTACCGGGTATCTGGACGACAACGGGTTTACGGGCGTTAAGGTGGGCAACGAGCAGACCACGGTGAACCCTGCGAACATGCGGTCACAATTCGCGCGGTTTGATCCAGAGTTTGCGCATCTGCGGAACTTGTCGTCGGCCAATGCTTCAACGTCTGGCGGATTGCTTGCCACGGCAACGTCAAACGCGGAGCGCATGGCGCGACGAGGCGCAGCGGCCAAGGCGAGTAAAGGAGAACTTGACCCCATTGGCTACCAAAAACCTAAAATGCGAGGCTACCTTTCGGATACTGACGTGCAAACATCTGATCT